TCCAGATAACTTAGTAGGTATCTCCAAACACTTAAACTACATCTTAGGCTTTGGTCAGTGGTCTACAGAGCTGTTCTATGACGCTGGTAACCCAGTAGCCTCACCTTTAGGTGCTGCACCGTCATACAAGGTTGAAATTGGATGTGCTAATGGTGATTCTATTGTGCAGTTTGAACAGTCTGTATTATGGATTGGGGTGTCTAAAGCTACAGGTGCTGGTATCTATTTAATGGATGGTACAGCACCAGTTAAAGTGTCTACTGTGTATATTGATCGTATTTTAGGCAATAGTAACTTGTCAGAGATCAAAGCCTACACATTTAAGTTTAATGGCCATATGTTTTATGTATTGACATTAGCTGATTTAAATGTTACAATAGTGTTTGACGTAAATGAAAGAATGTGGTATCAGTGGACTATGTTTGCTATTGGAGACTCTAGTTCAGGTATTACTGGCATTTATGCAGAGCAATACTTTAGACCAAGCTTCTTTGCTGGTTACGGTTCACAATACTTTGTATTAGATGATGACAATGGTTCATTATACTTAATGTCCGATACATATTATAATGATGCTGGTGCACCTATTTATTACAGAGCTGTTACTGACTTAATCGATAATGGTACTACTAAGCGTAAGTTCTATAACCGTGTTGAGATTGTGGGTGACAAAGTTTCAGCAATTATGAATATACGTCATTCAGATAATGACTATGTTTCATGGTCTCCTTATCGCACCGTAGACTTACATAAAGGTCGTTCTCAGATATATCAAACAGGTGCTGCTCGCCGTAGGGCGTGGGAGTTTTTATGCACCGATAATCAACCATTAAGACTAGACTGTGCTGAAATAGATTTTAGTATTGGTGAACTAGATAACGAAGGCGGCTCACCTACACAATATAGAAAGTAATAATGGATTCAATAGTTGATGTACAAAAAAGTTTAGACTTAACTACGACAGAAGGTAAGATGGCATTAGCAGAAGTCATGCTAAAAGAAGAACAAGTTAATTGCCCTATTGTCCATCGATTTGGTCCTGGTGTTTACATCAGAGAAGGTACATACCCTGCTAATACTCTTATTGTGGGTCAAGAACATGTCTCGGAACACATTAACATGCTTTTAAAAGGTAGTATTAATGTAATTGATTCAACAGGTAAAGTTGTTACTTTAAAGGCTCCTTACATGTTTGTAGCTCCTCCAGGAAGTAAAATAGGATATACATTAGAAGAAGTTACTTGGCAAAACATTTATGCCACTACTGAAACAGATGTTGAAGTTCTTGAAAAGACTTTGTTTAGGGTTCCTGATATGTTTAAAAAACATTTAGCAAGCCAATTACAAGAACAAATTATAAAGCATGAAGAAGATAGGCAAGACTTTCAAAGTATGCTTAAAGAAACAGGCTGGAAAGAAAAAGACGTATTAAGATTATCTCATTATCGAGAAGACTGTATTCCTTTTCCTCATGGTAGTTATTCTGTTGCTCCTGGAGATTCCCCAATACAAGGTAAAGGTTTATTTTGTACATCTCAAATAAATGTAAATGAATTTATAGCACCAATGAGGCTAAATGGTTTAAGAACCCCAGCAGGCTACTTAGTAAATCATGCAAAAGAACCAAATGCTATGGCAGTTAAGATGGATAATGGAGATATGTATTTAGTAGCAATCAAGAACATTGGAGGCATGTCGGGTGCTAGTCTAGGTGAAGAAATTACTGTAGATTACAGACAAGTCATGCAACTTAATAATTTATGGAATGGAGAAAATAAATGTCTGCAGTAATATTCGGAGTAAGTGCTGGTACAGCTTTAACAACAGCGGCAGCAGGTGTAGGCTTAGCTTCTGGATTAAAAAGTTTAACTAGCGGAGGCGGTGGCGGAGGTGGTGCCACAGGTGCTCAACAACAATACGATCCATACGGCCCTTATAGAGCACAGGCTGCTTCACAGTTACAAAATGTAATGCAGAACCCTGCTTTAGCAATGGCACAGCCTGGGTACCAACAACAGCTTCAACAAGGTACGCAGGCAACTGAACGAGGGTTAGCCGCACGTGGTGGAATACAGTCTGGTCAAGAACAAGCTGCTTTGCAGACGTTAGGTCAAAATACCTTTGGTTCTTTTTACAATAGTTTAACTTCACAGCTAGAACAATTGTCTGGTGCTACTCAGGCACCTGCACAGGCTAACTTAGCTGCACAACAAGGTGCATCTTCACAGTTTGGATTACAGTCTGGGGCTTTAGGGCAAGTGACTTCCGGATTAGGTGGTTTAGCTAGTATTTATAATAGTTCAAATCCTTATTCTAATATGGGTCTTAGTGGAAGTAATAGTGCAGGATATACTTACACGGATCCTTCTTCGGTTGGTCCAGCTAATCCAGGTATTACTGGTCCATTTATAGAATAATTAAGGATAAAATATGGCTGAATACACAAATCCACTAGAATCCTTTGCAAAAGGTTATGCAGCAATAGGAGCCGTGCAAGAAGATATGGCTTCTAAAGACATTCTTAAACAAGCCTATGCTTCAGCAACTCCTGACCAAGCCAAAGACCCACAAGCACAACAAAACATTTATAACCAAGCTGCAATAATGGCTGGCCAACGTGGTCAAGCATCGTTAGCATATTCATTTCAAAAGCAAGCTAAAGAATTAGAGGGTGCTGCTCAAACAAAACAATTAAATGATTTAAAAATTAAAGAAGATGAAATATCATATGCTGGACAATTATTATCTGGTGCAACTACTGAAGAGGATTTAAAATCTGTTATTGGACAAACAGTAAAGGACCCTGCGGCTAGAATGGTTGTTGAAAGTGTTATGCGTAATCCTAATTTAGATTTTGAAGCTAAGAAAAAATCTTTATCAGACATGACAATGACTGCTAAAGAAAAATTACAAAAGCAAAGAGATGATTTGTTAATTCTTAAACAAATAGACAGTATAAACAAATTTGATATTAATCAAGAAAGATTAACAGGTAATGCAACAAAAGCTAATGCTTTAGCACAAATTAAAGTACTACAAGATAAACAAGTTCCTATAACTTCTGAATTATTTTCTGCTGCTGGTTTTTCTCCAGAACAAATTAAATTATTAGGCGGTGGCGATGTTTCTAATAAAACAGATACAGCAGAACCTGGTCGTAAATTTAACGTAGGAAACTTACGTCCAGGTTCTATAAAATATGAAAATATGTCTGGAGTAGATAAAAACGGATTTGCTACCTTTGCCACACCAGAAGCAGGTATAAAAGCACTTGAGCAAGACATTTCTGTTAAATTAACAAAAGGTTTTGACACACCTCAAAAATTTATTGAAAAGTATGCCCCTCCTAAAAGTAAAGGTGGTGACAATCCAGATGCTACAACTAATTCTTATATTAACAATGTTGCTAAAGCTCTTGGGATTAACCCTACAGATAAAATTGAGGATACTCCACAAAATCGTCAATTACTTAAAGATGCAATTATTAAACAAGAAGGTGTTGTTTCACCTTCAAGTACATCAGGAAGCATAACATTACCCCCAAAACAAAGCAATGCAGCAGCTCCTAAAGAACGTGCTCAAAACGTATTAGTTAGTGTAGGAGAAGCTGTTAACAGATTTCAAACTATTTCTTCTTTACCTTCTAATACAACTTTAGGTGCTTTTAGCGGATTAACAGGTAAAGATTCTAAAGGTTTTACAGAAGGTTTGAAAGGAATTATTGGTAGAAATTGGACAACGGAGGACCAACGTAGTTTTGAAAAGATTACTGCTGGTTTAGATATTGCAATGGCTTCAGCTGTCGGCGGTGGTTTTGCAAGTGCTACCTCTGCTAGTAAAATTGCAGCATACGGTAAACAACTTTCTAGAATTGGTGAAACTTCTGAACAAAGTATTGAATCTTTAGCTTTAATTAAACAAGAGCTTGAAACTGTAATTAACAATTACGATAAAAATCCATTTGCTAGTAAAGAACAAAAAGAAGGAATGAAGAAAGAACTTGAAAAACTTAATAAAGCAATTCCATTTAATATGGATCAAATTAATGCAGTAAGAAAAGCTAAATCAAGTGGTAAGTCTTTTGGTGAAGCAACAGTTAAAGGACAACCTAGTAAAATAATGCAAGATGCTGATGCAATTTTAGGGATTAAATAATAATGGCTACTGCTGAACAATATGCACAATGGATTGTTTCTAATCAAGATAAAAAAGGTACTCCTGAATTTGAAACGGTTTCTAAAGCTTATCAAGAAGCTAAACAAACAAATACAACTTCTGTAGGAACAACACCTGAAAAAAAAGAAATTAAAGGGACTGTAACTATGGGTCCTGTAGAACAGCTGTTTGGTAAAGGCACTACAAAAGAAACCACACCCTTACAACGCATTGAACGTATAGGTACTGCGGGTTTAACAAGCATGGCTGTAGGTGGTGGAGTTGGTGCTATAGGCGGTCCCGCTACAATGGCTGCGGGTGCTATTACAGGAGGTATTGCAGGTGTTCTTGGAGAAATAGGAGAACAATTAATTAGTGCCACTGGTGGTAGTCGAGGCCAACAAATTTTAGGTGGTTTAATGACTGGCGGTTTAGCCGAAGCTGTTCCAAGCATTGGAAAACAAATTGCTAGAAGTGTTATTCCTTATGCAAAACAATTTGAAAACTTACTTAAATCTGCAGAACCTGAAGCTGTTACTCTTAAACGTCAAGAACTTACAGAGCTTGCTAAACAAAAATTAGCTAAATATGGTTATGGCTCAGTGGAAGATGTGGGACAAGCCATACAGTCTCAAGTAGATGCTAGGGTGCAAAGAGCACAAGATTTAGCTGCTCGTAAAGAAAAGGCACAAACAGCAGAGACAACTGCATTGCGTCAACAACAAGAAAAAGCAGAACAAGAATTAACTTCTACTATTGAAAAAGGTTCAGGTAAAACAGAATCTTCTTATAACTTTGGAACTAATATACGTTCTGATATAGAAGGAATTAGAAATCCGCAAATTGCCACAATGAAAAAAGAATATGATGACTCTTATAAAGCAGCAATGCTTAATGCAGAGCAATCCCAAACACAGGGTTCTTATTGGGGACAACAATCAGAAGCTTTAGATATTAAAAGAAAATGGAAGAAAGAAGCAAAAGATTCTAGTGGTCCTATTGGCACAACCATTAAAAACATTATTAATGATATATGGAGACCTGCTCAAACTCTTCCGGATGGTTCTCAAATTCCTGCAAGTAATTTATCCGCAAAAGGGATTGATCAAATTGTTAGACAACTTGGTGAAGTTGCATCAGGTAAAGAAGTTGAAGGATATAAAGGAATTAGTACAAATGTAGCAAAAGAACTTCGTGCAGATATTGTAAAAGGAATTGAAAAAGACGGAGTGCGACAAGGTGGTTTTTACAACTGGTCAGGATTAGGACCCGCTAAATCAAAATATGCTACAGCATTAGAAAATTTATCCGATTTTGAATCTAAGCGTGGTGAAAGTGTTTTAGGAAAACAAGACATGGGATTATATTCTGTGGATGCAGAAAAACTTCCTAAGCAATTATTAGGTAGTGAATCAGGATTAAATGAATTTAAAGCAATGTTGCCTGATCCTGCTAAACAAACACAATACGCACAGCAATATGTTCATAATGAATTGGCCGGTAAAGATTTAAAAGCTACTCGTAAGTGGGCAGATCAGCATGAGTTTTTAACACGTGAATTTCCCGAAGTTAAAAATGTTGTTGAAGAACATCTTAATAAACTTTCTAGCTTAGAAAATAAAGCATTAACATTAAAAGAACGTGTTGGTCAAGCAGGAGAAAAAAACTGGTCTTCTCAAGTTGATTCTTATGCTAAAAATATTTTAGATCAATTAGGATTAACAACTAAAGGCGGTCTTACAAAAGATCCAAATGCCATTGTAATAGATATTTTAAACGGTAAACATACCCAAAAACAATTAGAAGCTATTTCTAAGTATGCTAACGATGCTCCTGTTATTCGTGAAAAGTTTCCTCAAGCTGTTTCTACTTGGTTAAGTGGAAAAAGCCCAAGTAACATTATGAATGAATTTGATAGAATACTACCGGCGTTAAAAGGATCTGGGTTAGTAACAGATTCTCAACTTACTCAGTTAAGAAAAGGTGTCCAAGAAGTTGTTGACGCTAATCGTAAAGTTCTTACAGAACCTGCTAAATTAAATATTCAAAAGTTAATATTTGAAAGTTTTGGTAAAAGCACAGCACGTACTGCTGTATCGGGTCAAATTGACATTGGCGGAAAAGAATGAAAATATTAATTATAGATCCATCAGGATGTGGTTGTGGTTTGTCTTTTGCACTCCGTAGTCAACACTATGACCATGAAGTTAAGATGTTTATTCGTCACAATAAAGACGGTTCAAGAAGTGAAGTTGGTGATGGTGGCTTAGTAAAGCGTGTTAGTAACTGGGAAGACCATATGGATTGGGCTGACCTTATATTCTGTACAGATAACATCTATTACATTCACGGCTTAGAACGGTACAGAGATAAGGGCTATCCTATCTTAGGCCCTTCTATCGATACTAATCGGTGGGAACAGCAACGTGATCATGGTGAGATGATTATGAAGAAAGCTGGCATTGAGACTATTCCAAGCCAGACCTTTAATAACTATGATGAAGCTATTAAGTACGTTAAAGATACTGGCCGTATGTATGTTAGTAAGCCTATTGGTGACGGTGACAAGACATTATCCTATGTACCAAGCTCACCTGCTGATCTAGTCTATATGTTAAACAAGTGGAAGAAAACAAATGCTCATAAGGGCGAAGAGTTTATTCTGCAAGAGTTTAGACCTGGTATTGAGTTCGGTGTTGGTGGTTGGTTTGGTCCTGGTGGGTTTAATAGATACTTCTCAGAGTCTTGGGAACACAAGAAGCTCATGGACGGTGAGTTAGGTGTCACTACCGGTGAGCAAGGCACTATTGTCCGCTACACAGATAACTCTAAGCTTGCTGATGAGATGTTAAGACCGTTAGAAGATATGCTTCACGGTTTAGGCTATACAGGCTACATCGATGTAAACTGTATCGTGGATAAGAAGGGTCAAGCATGGCCGTTAGAGTTTACTATGCGTCCAGGATGGCCTTTATTTAACATTCAATTGTCTTTACACAAAGGTGATCCTGCACAGTGGATGCTTGACTTATTAGATGGTAAAGATACACTTAAAGTATCAGACAAAGTAGCATGTGGTGTTGTAATTAGTTTACCTGATTACCCTTACTGTACTAAACCTAAGAAAGAATGTTCTGGCTATCCTATGTGGGGTCTAACATTAGAAGATGCTGTTAAAGATGTACACCTTTGTGAAGTACAGTGGGGCAAAGGCCCTGCAATGGAAGACGGTGAGATCAAAGAGAATGTACCCATGTTTGTTACTGCCTGTGATTATGTATGTACCGTTGTAGGGCTTGGGGATGATATTGAACTTGCTCGTGAGTCTGTTTACGGTAAGATTAAGAAAAAGATTTGTATTCCTAATAGCATTGCTTATCGTACTGACATTGGTGAGAAGGTACAAAAGAAACTTGATGAACTACAAAGCTATGGTTACGGATTAGGAGTTGAGATTGGCTGTTAATAACTTACCTCCAATACCTCAAGATGAGATTAAAGAGAATCCTCGGTGGAGAGAATGGTTTCGTAACTTAGGTAGTTACATCCAAGCTGCACAAGTAGGTAACACTGTGTGGACTATCTTACAAGGTGGTACTGGTGCTAATAATGCACAAGGGGCTAGGCAGAACTTAGGGCTTGGTACAATGGCTGTAGAAAATTCTAGTACTGTTTCTATCACTGGTGGAACCATATCTGGAGTTAATTTAACAGGTAGTTCTATTCCATATACCAATGTAACTGGATTAGGTACTATTGTTACACAAAACAAAGGTACTACTGGTTCATTTTTATCTGGTGATACAACACCAAAAACAATTACTGTAGTTAACGGGATTATAACTTCTATTGTATGACATTTACAAATCACTTACCTGTAGTTGACACAGAACAAAAAGTCACATTAAAGCTGTTAGAACAAATTCAGAATAGAGTATGTGAAGGTTATAGATTAAAGGCAGACTTTAACATCTTATTAGAGTTTGCTAAACAACAATTAAAAGAAAACAATGCCTAGTGTTAATCCAATTGCCGAAGGAGCAAAATCGTTAAGTGACGGTCTTAATCAAGCTCGTGAAGCAGGGAAGAGTCTTACCAAAAGTATTGAAAATATTCAACATGATGGTTTAGATGTAGCACAACAGGAACTCGAAGCACAGCAACGCCATAAGGCTTATGAAGAGGCTTTAGATAACTCAATGATCTATCGAGCTATCAGAGAATATAAAAACCAAAGTGCAATTATTGAAGCAGAAAACAAAGCTGAAAAAGAATTCAAAGAAAAATATGGCGTTACAGAATGGAATAAAGTTTTAGAATTAAAAACTGTTGTTGAAAAAGAACATTATGAAAATAGACTGTATTACGGACATAAATTAGATGATGTAAAGAGAGTACAGTTTTATTGTTTCTTTGCTGCATTCGTTATTACAAGTTTGTTATTCTATTTTAGACTTGTATGACATGGAATACTTATTGGTTTATTGTCTTTTTAATTGAGCTTGGTATTTGGAGTTACGTTTTAATACTAAACCACGACATTAAACAATTACAACATAAAAATAAAAGAAGTATAAGAATAATAGTTAAACCAACAACAAAAAAGGATATCGTTCGTGGATGATGAAATATTTAAATATTGGACGATTTTTGCATTAGTTTGCATTATGTTTATATTACTTTTAAAGGATTAGATATGGGATGGTTAGCACAGATAGCACCAGGTATTGCTACAGCACTTGGTGGGCCTTTGGCAGGATTAGCAGTTACTGCAATCTCTAAAGCATTAGGAATTGATGAAAAAGATGTACAGTCTACTATTGATCAAGGTAAGTTAAATTCAGATCAATTAGTAGCTATTAAACAAGCTGAGTTACAACTACAATCTCAAGCTCAACAGCTTGGATTAAACTTTGAAACTCTTGCTGTCGATGATCGTAAGTCTGCTAGAGATATGCAGTCTACTACTAAGTCTATTGTCCCTCCTTTGCTTGCTACAGGAGTTACTTTAGGTTTCTTTGGTATCTTAGGTGCTTTGATGATGGGCTATGCTACAAAGTCTGATGAATTAATGATTATGCTTGGATCGTTATCGACTGCTTGGGTAGGTATTATTTCTTTCTATTTCGGCTCTTCTGCTTCTAGTCAGACAAAAGATCAGATGATTCACAACTCT